TTTGCCGGCGTGAACGCGGCGCCGAAGACGTCGGTCAGCGCCGCCTTGATGTCGATATCCTCGGTCACGCCATCGCCCAGCGTTCGCTGATCGGACCAGATCATGTCCGCCTTGCCGACGCCCGTGCCGTTCGCCAGGCTGATCAGCGCCGTCTTCGCGAGCGACGCCGATCCAGTCACGAGGTCCAGCGCATTGGACAGCGCGCCGGAGATCGAGACCTGCACACGTGAAGTCAATGATTCTGTCATTTTCCTACTCCTTTCCGGTTACCCGGTATTGTTGCGTCACGCAGAAATATTTCAATTCGTCGTCGCGGTCGTCGTTTTCGGCGACCAGGAAGCATCCGGTCACGCGAATTTCTTCGTCTCCGACCATGACCCTTCCACCCCACGCATGCAGACCCCGCGCGGTGTTCGTTCCGCGCACGACCTTCGCGAGCGCGTGCGCCTCATCCCATGTCTGGGCCCAACAGAAAACGCGAAGGATGATTTCGCGTTTACCGAGAATGCCGTCCAGTGTCGCATCGAACGTCCCGCCCGCCTGCCCGTACACGATGTACGGCAGCGTCGGATTCTGTGGGGCCGTGACGGGATAGACGCGCGCGCCGACCAGCGCGGCCACGGCCGGCAGTGAAGCGAGTCGCGCGCGAAAGGCAAGCTCAATCATGTGACTTTCATCCCGATCGCGCGACCGACGCGATTGAGCTCGCGCCGATAATGCTCTTTCAATCGCTCGAGAATTCGCGCCTGGGCCGCGGCCCACATCGGAGCGAACCATTTCCGCGGCGCGATGGACTTCGTTCCGCGCTCGAAGAATCCAGGGACGTGGCCATGCGGATATTTCTTGTTAGTCCTTGGTCCGATGCGGATCGTGGGTTCGCCGGATTCCTCGGTGATATCGACGGCGCCGATCGATGCGCCGGCCTCTCCCGTCCGTCGCCTCACCTGGCCGTAGAGAGATCCCCGCAAGTCGGCCGCCAATTCATCGCCAACCTTCTTGAGGACCTTGCGCGTGTTAATGGCGATGCATTGGGCGCCCAGGACTCGCGCCGCGTTCGCCAGCTTGTCCCAGCCCTCGAGCTTGATACTGGTGGATATCACGCCGCCACCTCAGTCTCGGCGCGGGCCTGAGCGCCGATATCGAGACCGACCTTCCGGCCTCCACGTTCGGTGATGCTGACGATGTCGTAGATTCGGCCGGTCGCCTCTTCGATGATTCGAAAAGTCTCCTCTGGTCCGAGCGCGAATATATCGATCCAGCGGATGCGCCAGACGACATCGATCCGCGCCGCCATTTGTTGAGCGAGAACGCGCTCGAGGCCACGAAGCTCGACCAGCTCGGCCCAGGGACGAGCGACTGGCAACCAAGAGCCGATCGTCGCCTCCCCGCTCGTGATCGATTGCGAGCGGATGCCCTTCTCAATTCGCAGACGTCGATCCATGCGCCCCGCCTGCATCATCCCTCCGAGAGATATTGCAGGGCATGGCTAATTACGCCCTGCGGGATGGCCGCCAGCACGCCAGGAGCCGATTCCTCACGATGCGCGTATGCGTCGCCGACATGGAGCAGGAGCGCGGCGGTGAGTCCTCCGGGAATCGATGCGTACGAGGATCCGTAACCACCAACAAACTCAATCGTCACGGCGTCAGGATCGTCACGCGTCGCCGGCCAGCTTTCGCCATAATCCAGGATAATCCTTCCGCGCGAGCACTTCGGCCCGGCGGGAATATCCACGGTGTATAAATCGGCTGAAAGCTCCAGCAATACGCCGGAATCATCAAGATATTTGATGCTCGTCACCGATTGAAGCGGGGGGCGCGGCAGCGTGATCACACGACCATCCGGGAATGCGTCGAGATGGCCGTAATAAGTGGCCGTGATGAGCTGGCGCCCTGTCAGCGATTCCACGAAATCAGTCGCGGCCCGCACATAGATGCTCTCGATATACGCTTGCTCTTCGTCGCTGTCGATGCGTAGATGGGGCCTGATCTGAGTCGCCCAATCAAGGGCGCGCGCCGCCGGCGCGGTCTTGAGGGAGAGTCTCATCGGATGTAAAGAATCACTTTTCCTTCCGTCGCAGATCCGGCCGCGGCAACCGCGAGCGTGAGCTTCGATCCGCACACGGCAGCCAGATTCGCCTTCGCGACATGCTCCGTGACAGTCGTGTCGCGATTCGTGCCAGCGCCGAGCAGGACGTCATCGCCATCCGAATCCTTGATCGTGATGTCGTAATTGTCCGTGGGGGGCCCAGCCCCTGGATCAGTCGTGAGACCGAGCAGCTCGCCGTCGTAGCTGAGCGTTGTCGTTCCGCTGGCGGTGCCTTCGTAATCACCCGTGCCGGCCACCCACGCGAAGATGACCTTACGCACGGTACTGATATGCGCCTTCTCGGTGATCGTGACGGTCCCGACGACTCCAGCCGCCTGGAGCGATGTCGCCGAGAGCGCGATGGCGAATGCGATCAGGGTCTTGCGCATGCCCGGCCTCAAGTCGTGGGGATGGCGATCACGGTGATCGTGCAGCGAACCTTGACGTTCGCCTGCGCCGCGGCGATCGAAGGTATCGCCAGAAATGCCGCGATCAAGAGCGCGGTCAAAATCCTTTTCATGTTTCGCTCCTTTTGTTGGGGGCCGGTTGCCCGGCCCCCGATTGCCTGCTCTCAATCGGCCTGCTCTCAATCGTCAGTCGACGATCGCCGACAATGCATCTTCCGGCGCGCGCTGATAGCGCAAACCGCAAAGGATGTAGAGCACACAACCCAACTGCGCATTGGCGCCGACATCCTTCACATTCACCTGGACACAGTCGAAACCGTTTGCGCGATCCAACAGCGTCGCCGGGATCCATGCCACGTAAAGCCCCTCGCTCTCGGCGGACGTGCCATCTCCCGTGAAATCCTCATCCGCGGTTTGGCTCACCTTGGTCCACGTGCCGACGCCGCTGAGCGTGCCCTGCTTTTTGAAAATGTCCACGAAACCGTTGAGGTCCTTCGCGTCGGTGCCGGCGACAACCGTGGCTTGTTGCAACTCGAGCACCGGATCTTGGGCGGCCGTGCCGATGCCCTTGAAGAACACGACGAGAAGCCCTTGCGCGCCCTTGAGCGACACGAAATCACCCGAGTGCGCCGAGCCGTGCAAGTCCACCGGCACAACGCCAGGGACGATGTCGAGAATATTCCCGAGTGGGTTGTTCATGTGTTTTCTCTCCTTCTCACATTTCTCGTTCTCGGTCCACTCAAGAGCGAGCGGCCAAACCGACGAACGGCGTCCGGGCATTCGAGCCCTTATACTCGGCGACCGTTCCACGTGGAACCGGCTGCCCATCGACGCGATAAAACGCCCTGAAGGCGGTCTCGCCGGCAGCGAACTTCACGTGAATCGACGATGCCTGTTGCACGCCGCCCGCTTTACGGATCAGGCGATATTGGCCGAAATTGGCCAATACGATATCGCCCACGGTCCCGAGCGCTGATGCATACTCGACCTCGATGACCGGCCGGCCCTTGATGCGCATGATCCCATCTGGTCCATAGGCGACGAACCGCGGCTCGAGCGCCGAGACTCCGCCGACCATCAGAGCGAGCGAGTCGAGTGCGACCATCATCTCGGAGCCGACGCACCAAACAGCGCCGGCCTTCAGACGCGGAGGCATTCGGGCGAACATTTTACTGAGGTTCTGCGGCACGATCGCGCCATTGGCCAACGTCTGGCCGGTCTCGATCGTGATCGCGACCCAGCACGGCGCATTGAGGATTCCGAGCGGGCAACCCGCGCCGCTCCCTTCCCAGATTTTCGATTCGACCTGGAAGGTCAGCTCGTCGACGAAGGCCGCTTGCAGTTCGCCGCCCAGAGCCGCGGCATCCTGCATGAGCTCGTCAGTCATGTAGCCGAGCGCTCCCACCTTCCGGAGTTTCATCTCAAGCCGGGCGCTCTTGAAGGAGGATGCTGTTGGCTCTTCGCCGGCGTCGATCCAGTATCCGCGCACGCCGCCGTAACGGTAGCCATCGGCGCGCGAGGTCTCGGAGCGGATGATATTGAATACCATGGAGTCGCCAACGATGTCTCGGACATCCACTAGCGCGAGGATCTGACCGGACTGGAACATCGCCTGCTCGATCTCGGTCGCGTATTCGACCGGGACAGCATAGGCCCCGGTCGATGGATCTTCTCCGCCCATGCCGGTAGCCGTGGCGAAGAGCCGCGGATCGGTACCCTGGCCACTCGCCGAACGTATGGCGGCCATGGCCCATTCGCCGAGTCCGGCTCGGCCGAGTGCCCATGGGCGATCCTCGCGATTATCGTGAGTAGAGATGATTCTTGCCTGCGAGATGCCGGCGTTGAGCTTCTCCTGCTCGATCTGGATCTGCTCGTCGATCGTGGTGATGCCCTTGCGACCTGCGGAGATTCGCTCTTCCAACGCCTTCGCCCGCGTTTCGAGCGTCGTGATATCGCCGGCCTCGTGACCGGCGGCCGCGGCGGCGTACGCATCTGCCAGGGCGCCCTTCGTCTGTGCCTGCTCATCGAGCAGGGCATTGAGTGCCTTTTGCGCGTCGATGCGCGCTTGTCTAAATTCGTTGATTTTCGCGGCCACTGTCGGCCTCCTTTTCGATGGACGATGGACGCCGAACAGCGAAAGAGCGCTGGCCAGCGTCGTGATCTCTCACAACGCCCGCTCAGCGCTCTCTTAGGAGGCTCGCCTTTTCGCGGGCCGCTTTGGCTTCGCGGCCTTGGTGGCGATCGCGCCACCTGGCCGGTGCCTACGACATCAGACTATCACGCCTGTCAAGTCCGAATCAATCCTTGCCCAGCCTCGCCTGCCTCGCCATGCCTCGCCGGGCCTCGCCCAGCCGTGCCCCGCCATGCCTGCCACGCCCTGCCAGCCGGGCCCTGCCGCGCCTGGCCCCGCCATGCCCCGCCGCGCCGCGCCAAGCCTCGCCTCGCCTGCCTCGCCACGCCCCACCTCGCCGCGCCATGCCCGGCCC